AAGACCTGTGTTATCGACACCGACTACATTGGCGCATATGAGCCGGCGCCCATCGACATCCCGTCTATGTTGCCGGGCCAAGAGGGCTTTACCCCGTATACGATGCCGGCCATTGGAGGAGCTCCGACGGCGCTGCAACCGTATCCAACCATGGGCGGTCTTGCTGCGGTTCCATCGCCGGGTGCCCCTGGGATTATCCAGATGGCGCCGCCGCCCATGCAGCCGCAGCTTCCAAACATTGCTGGGCCGCAGCCAATCATGCGTAGGTAAGGCATGAATTTACAGGCTCTTCCAGAAGAGGCGCTACGCGAGATCCTCGCGCTGACAGAGGCGAAGAAGCGGCTTGATCTTCGAGAGAAGGCGACAAAGAACTTCATGCCTTTCGTGCACCATGTGTACGAGAATTTCATCGAGGGTCGGCACCACCGCATCATTGCTGAGAAGCTTGAGGCGGTGGCTCGCGGCGAGTTGAAGCGTCTCATCATCAACATGCCGCCTCGTCATTCGAAGTCGGAGTTCGCATCCTTTTTGATGCCCGCGTGGTTTCTTGGTCGGAACCCCAAGCTCAAGATCATCCAAGCCACGCACAATACAGAGCTTGCTGTTCGTTTCGGCCGCAAGGTTCGGGATTTGATCGATGACCCAGCATACCGAGAAGTCTTCCCAGGCACCGTCCTTAAAGAGGATAACAAGGGCGCCGGCAAATGGGGCACTAACAAAGGCGGCGAGTATTTCGCTGCTGGTGTTGGGGCTGCCGTTACTGGCCGCGGCGCTGACCTGTTCATCATTGACGACCCTCACTCGGAGCAGGACGCGCTGAGCGATACTGCGTTCGACCACGCGTATGAGTGGTACACCTCTGGTCCGCGTCAGCGTCTTCAGCCTGGCGGCGCAATCATTCTGGTTATGACCCGTTGGGGCAAGAAGGACTTGACTGGTCGCCTGCTTAACGCGCAGGGCACCGACACGTTGGCGGATAAGTGGGAGGTTGTGGAGTTTCCTGCAATCATGCCTTCCGGCTCGTCTCTCTGGCCGGAGTTCTGGGAGAAGAACGCGCTTCTGTCGATCAAGGCGTCGCTGCCTGTGCAGAAGTGGGAAGCCCAGTGGCAGCAACAACCGACCAACTCCGAGAGTGCGATCATACGACGGGAGTGGTGGAAGGACTGGGACAAGGACAAAGTTCCAAAGGTCGACTACATCATTCAGTCTTACGACACGGCGTTTTCCAAGAAAGAAAGCGCCGACTTCTCTGCGATTACGACATGGGGCGTGTTCAAGCCGGACGAGGCCGGCCGCGAGCACATCGTCCTGTTGGATGCCCGACGAGGCCGGTGGAGTTTCCCGGAGCTGAAAGAGATCGCTTACGAGGAGCATGACTACTGGGAGCCTGATATGGTGCTGGTAGAAGCCAAGGCAACGGGCCTGCCGCTCATCGACGAGCTGCGGCTACGTGGCATTCCGGCGCTGGGCTTTTCTCCGGGCAAGAAGAAAGGCTCGGGTGGGGTGGACAAAGTGACCAGGATGCACATGGTTGCTCCACTCTTTGAGGCGGGGCTTGTATGGGCTCCAATGGCCAAGAAGTTCGCTGATGAGGTCGTGGAAGAGGTTGCTTCATTTCCGAATGGTGACCACGATGACTTTTGTGATAGTATGACGATGGCGTTGATACGTTTTCGTCAAGGCGGGTTCGTTACGCTGGCCGGGGAAGACGAGTTCAATGATGAATGGAGGCCGCGGAAGCGGGAGTATTACTGATGGCGCTACCACCCAATCCGATTGGCTCTTTGATGGACTCCGGGATTACGCCGCAGGACATGCAGGCTCAGAGCAGCGTTGACGTAGAGGTCAACGAACCCATTGAGTTCCCCGGCGGCGCAGAGGTCATAGACGACGGCCAAGGCGGTGCGATCATTCAGGCCCTTGAGGGTCTTGATCCCGCGGAGCTGGCGGCGATGGCCAACATCCCGTTTGATGCAAACCTCGTGGAGTTCTTGGATGAGGCCACGATTGGTGAGCTTTCGAGCGAGCTTCGCAGTCTATACGAGGAAGACCTTGATTCGCGGTCCGAGTGGGAAGACACCTACGTCAACGGGCTCGATCTTCTGGGTCTGAAGTCTGAGGAGCGCACCGTTCCGTTTGAGGGCGCTTCTGGCGTAACGCACCCGCTAATCAGCGAGAGCGTGACCCAGTTCCAGGCTCAGGCTTACAAGGAACTCTTGCCCTCGGGTGGCCCTGTTCGCTCCAACGTGCTCGGAGCGCAGACCAAGGAGCGTGAAGATCAGGCCATTCGGGTCAAGAACTTCATGAACTACCAGATCACTGAGGTGATGGAAGAGTATGATCCGGACATGGATCAGATGCTGTTCTATCTCCCGCTGTCTGGTTCGACCTTCAAGAAGGTATACTTTGATCCGACCAAGCAGCGTCCGGTGTCGAAGTTCATTCCTGCTCAGGATCTTGTGGTCCCATATTCGGCGTCTGATCTGTATACGGCGAGCCGCGTGACGCATGTTCTTCGCATGGACATGAACGAAGTCCGCAAGATGCAGGTCATGGGTGTCTACGCGGACGTCGATCTGCAGGCTAGCGACGACGATGACACCTCGGACAAGGTGCGCCAGAAGGTCAACGAGCTTCAGGGTTTGTCCAAGAACTACAGCGACGACGTTGCAATGATTCTTGAGATGCACGTCGATCTCGACCTTGAGGGGTTCGAAGACATCGATCAGATGACTGGGGAGCCGACAGGCATTCGCCTTCCTTACATCGTCACGTTGGATGAGGGCTCCGGCAAGGTCCTGTCTATCCGTCGGAACTATGAAGAAACGGATTTGCTCAAGCGAAAGCGGCAGTACTTTGTCCACTACAAGTTCATGCCTGGACTTGGGTTCTACGGTTTCGGTCTGATCCACATGATCGGCGGCCTTGGCCGCGCTGCGACGAGCCTGCTCCGCCAGCTTATTGACGCCGGCACTCTTGCCAACTTGCCGGCGGGCTTCAAAGCCCGCGGTGTTCGTGTTCGCAACGACGACGAGCCGCTGCAGCCTGGCGAATGGCGGGATATCGACGCCCCCGGCGGCAGTATCCGCGACGCCATTGTGCCGCTACCCTACAAGGAGCCGTCGGCTACGCTGGCGCAAATGCTTGGCGGGTTGATCCAGGACGGTCGTCGTTTTGTCGCGCTTGCTGACCAGCAGGTCGACAACATGAACCAGCAGATGCCTGTTGGCACGACGGTTGCGCTAATTGAGCGCGGCATGAAGGTGATGTCGGCAATTCACAAGCGCCTGCACTACGCGCAGCGCACTGAGTTCCGTCTGCTTGCTCGAATCATCAAGGAAAACCTGCCGCCGGTATACACATACGAAGTTGCTGGGGCACCCGCGCAGGTCAAGCAGTCGGACTTTGATGACCGGATTGACATCCTTCCGGTCAGCGATCCGAACATCTTCTCGATGGCACAGCGTGTAACGCTGGCGCAGACACAACTGCAGCTGGCACAATCCAACCCTCAGATGCACAATCTGCACGAAGCCTACCGCAGGATGTATCAGGCACTGGAAGTGCAGAACATTGACGCCATTCTGCCTCCGCCTCCCCAGCCTCAACCGCAGGCTCCGGCGGTGGAGAACGGCGCCATCATCAACGGCATGTCTCCGCAGGCGTTCCCGCAACAAGACCACGACGCCCACATCAAGGCGCACCTTGTTCTCTTGGAGATCAGCATTCTGCAGCAGGCTCCGCCAGTTCTGGCCGCTCTCTTCGGCCACATTCTGCAGCACGTAAGCTTCAAGGCCCGTGAGCAGGTGGACAAGGAGCTGCAGCAGATTGGGAACCAGCCTCAAGAGCGCATGCAGCAGATCCAGCTGATGCTTCAGGCGGGAGCAATTGATATGCAGACGGCCCAGCTGATGATGATGGAAGTGCAACAGCAGCAGCCTCCGCAGTTTGCTCCGGAACAGATTGAGGCTCGCGTGTCCCAGGTCATCGAGGAGCTGATGGCAGATCTTGCCCCACGTCTTTCCTACAAGGGCAAGGAGGACGCAAACCAAGATCCTCTGGTTCAGATCCGCATGAAGGAACTGGACATCAAGCAGATGGAAGCGCAGCATAAGGCAGCGATTGGTCAGGCGAAACTTGAGATCGAGGGCTTGAAGATGGAGCAGCGCGCAGTGACAGACGCTGCCCGCCTCGAGCTTCAAGAGCAGATCGCAGATGACCGCAACGCGGTGAACATGGAGCGTATCGCGGTTCAGGCCGCTGGAATGAGATCGAGAGGTCAGAATGCCACTTAAAAAGGGGTCTTCGCAAAAGACCATCAGCGCCAACATTGGCAAGCTACGCGACGAGGGCTACGACCAGAAGCAGGCCGTAGCTATCGCGCTTTCGTCGGCCGGCAAAAGCAAGAAGACCCAGAAGAAAAAGGATGGAGGCATGATTCATGCTTTCAGTAAGGCGGCGCGTCCGCAACGGTTCTCTGGAACGTTCTAGCTGTGCGAGGCTTATCGTGCCATGATAGACCCAATCACAGCGATGTCGGTTGCCACTGCGGCCTTTAATGGGCTCAAGCAGTTTGTCGCTGCTGGGCGTGAGCTTGAGGATTGCGTAGGCCAACTGTCTAAGTGGGCTGGCGCTATGTCGGACATTAACTTTCTTGAGCAGAAGGCCAAAAATCCTCCTTGGTATAAGTCCTTCACGGGATCGCCAGAAGCGGAAGCTATGGAAATCTTCGCCGCTAAAGAGAAGATCGAAAAGCAAAAGCAAGAAATTCTGACAATGATCGGATATATGTATGGCGATAAGGGGCAAGAGCGTTATCGCAACATTCTGCGCGAGGTTAAGGCGCAGCGTGAGAAACACGCTTATCGCAAAGAGGAGATTAAGCAGGCTCTCATCGAGTGGACTGTTGGCATTTTGGCTGTGGTATCGGGCGCTGCTATCCTCGGCGTGGCGATTTATTACATGGGGAGGTCGCAAGGGAAATGGAAGTGAGTGAATATGATCTGAATGGCAACGGGAAGATCGACCCAGAGGAGCGGGAGATCATGCTTGAGGACCGCCGCCGCAAGATGGAAGATGCCGACGCCAAGCGGGACGCTCAGCGGCAGATGACCTGGTTCGCTCTATCCGGCATGGTTCTGTATCCGTTTGCCATCTTGGCCGCATCGCTATTTGGGCTAAACGATGCGGCGGGCTTGATTGCAGATATCGCCACGGTCTACGTTGTTGCTGTGTCCGGCGTGACCGCTGCATACTTTGGCTTCAATGCAATGGAGGCGGGAAAATGATCCAAGCATTACTAGGTCCAATAGCAAATCTGGCGGGGACTTGGCTCAAGAGCGCTGTAGACACAAAGGCAGCCGAGACGGAGGCCAAGGTTGCCAAGGCCAAGGCCGAGGCGCAGATCATGTTGAGTGCCGCCACCAGCGAGGCTGAGTGGGAGCGCGTTATGGCGCAGGCCAGCACGTCAAGCTGGAAGGACGAGTGGCTCACGATCCTGTTCTCGATCCCACTGATCCTGTCATTCTGCGGAGACTGGGGGCGGACAGTAACCGAGCAGGGCTTTGCTGCTTTGGAAGTTATGCCCGACTGGTATCAATACACTCTGGGCGTAATTGTCGCCGCTAGCTTCGGCATCCGTTCTGCGACTAAGTTCTTCGGGAAAGGGTAGCTATGTCTGAAGCTATGAAAAAACTACAGCAGAAGTGCGGCGTTGCTGCCGATGGCGCATTTGGCCCGAACACGGCTCGCGCCATTGCAGAGCACTACAATCTGTCCCCGGAGCGCGGAGCCCACCTGCTTGGGCAAGCCAGCCACGAAAGCGCAGGCTTCAAGGCTACGCGCGAGAACCTGAACTATTCGGCGGAAACCATGTGCCGCGTGTGGCCGTCTCGCTTCAAGACCCTAGAAGAGGCAGCACCCTATGCTCGCAATCCCAAAGCTCTTGCCGAAAAGGTATATGTTGGCCGTCTTGGCAATGATACGCCAGAAAAAGCCAGTTTATATATCGGGCGCGGATTTCTCCAGTTGACGGGGTATGACAACTATAAGGCTTTTGCGGCAGACATGGGCTTGCCGCGCATCATGGAAGACCCGTCGCTGCTAGAAGATGAATACGCCTTTGAAACGGCGCTCTGGTTTTTCCAGAAAAACGGCTTGTTCAAGATTGCTGACGAGGGCGTGAACGACGACACAATCAAGCGCATCACCAAACGAGTGAACGGCGGCTACATTGGCCTCGACCACAGGCTCCACGAAACCGAGAAGGTCCACGGGTGGCTGAAAACCGCTTAACCTAGTACAGAATAACTGTTAGAGTGTCGTGGACCTCTAACCTTTAGCCCAGGAGTCAGCTATGAGAACCTCCATACGCCCGAAAGCTCGTCCAAGTGCGCCTATGACTTCTATCCGCCCGAAGGCGCGCCCTGCCCGTTCGGGGGAGATGATGCCGGAGGAAGAGATGCTGTCGACTCGTGCCCTGACCGTTAGGAAGCCTATTAACCCGAGGATGCGTGGTGTTGCTTACGCAGACGGCGGCATGGTTCGCGGTTGCAAGGGCGTTCAGACGTCGGGCAAAGGGTTCCGAGGGGATTACTAATGCCTACGGTTATCATCCACCTGCTTGGCGACGGCGGTATCCCGGTCGACAAGATGGAAGAGAATGACGAGGGGGAGAGCTGCCCCCTCGCTACACAAGACCCTAACGTCAACGAAGAGAACAAGACGGCGGCCGTTGAGGAGGCTGACTATCGCGATCCTTCGGAAGACGGCGGGTTTCGTTACGATGAAGTGTGCGGCAACTGCGGCGCATACAATCAGACGGAGGACATGCTGGACTGCATTGGCGTAAGCGATGACGATGATTCGCTCGGCTACTGCCAGATCTACAAGTTTGTCTGCCTGTCGGAACACACCTGCAACCGCTGGATCAAGGGCGGTCCCATCAAGACTGATCTCCAGGATCAGTACCGCGGGGACATTCTTTGATGGACGTTGTTGATTTTGCGAGATACCTGTATAAGGTTCTACGAGAGCGGGAACAAGATATCACCAACGCTCTTGCTGATGGTGCTCCTAGAGACTGGGAGCAGTATAAAACGATGGTAGGGGAGATACGGGGCCTTTCCTACGCGATATCGGAAGTCAAAGCCCTGCTGGAGAAAAACGCAGACGATGTCGAAGACCTTATATCTTCCTGAACATGTCGCGCAGAAGATCAAGAAGGAACGCACAGAGGCAGCTGCCTCTGAACTGCCTTCTATCAACAGCGCATATGTTGACGAGAAAGACCGGGTTCT